CCTTGGTATTCCTTTTGCGATTAAACTTAAACTTTGGGATGTGCTATTTTTAATCGCATTCTTTGGTATTACCGAGATATCAAAGTTGTCCCAACTTTTCTTGGTTTCTTAAAATCAAGTGGTGGAGCCTCAAAAAGGACCCTCTAAGGTTTATTGCTTCCTTTAAAGAGCAATTGGTGCGGATGGGACTCTCTCCCGCCTAGTTTCTTGCTTCTAGTTAAAAAGCAAGTGGCGAGCCTGAGTTGCTGAAGATGGGTTGCATAAACCCATCTTTTTTAGTATAATGATAAAAAACTGTATTTGTATGAAAATTGGATTTAATTGTAGTTGCTTTGATCTTTTTCATGCCGGACATGTCACAATGCTCAAAATGGAAAAAGAAATGTGCGATTATCTAAAAGTAGCACTTCAGGTCGATCCAACAATAGATAGACCTGGACTAAAAAATAAACCAGTGCAGTCCATTTATGAAAGATATGCTCAGGTTCAAGCATGTAAATATGTTGATGAAATTCTTGTTTATGATACTGAATCAGACCTTCTCAATTTAATCAAAACTCAAACTTTTCACATTCGATTTTTAAGTGAGGAATACAGGGATATTGAAGTTACTGGAAAACAATATTGTATTGACAATGGCATTGAAATTCATTATCATATGAGAAGACATCAATATTCAACTACAGAACTTCGCAATAGAGTTTATAACCTTGAGTGTGCAAAAAGAGAGGAGGGAAATATCAAAGAGGTTAAACAATATTCTCCAGAACTTTTAGAAAAATACGGTCAAAAATGAATGTACTAATTATAGATGGCACTGGATTTGGCGGAAGTAAGTTTCTGCATTATAACCAAATAATTGAATAGTATGAACGCAATCGGAACTAAACTAAAAGACACATATATCATTACGACAAAAATTTTTGAGGATAAGAGAGGGTCTTTTATAGAGTCTTTTAATCTTCGTGATGTTCAGAAAATTATTGGAGACTATGAGTTTGTGCAGGACTGTCACTCAGTTTCTGTAAAAAATGTAGTGAGAGGTTTACACTATCAAATCCAACATGCTCAGGGAAAACTGTTGCGATGCATTGCTGGCGAAATCTATGATGTGGTTGTGGATTTACGCCAAAGCTCAAACACATATGGTCAGTGGATGGGGACTCGTTTAACTCCTGGTCCAAAACAACTGTGGGTTCCTCCTGGGCTTGCTCATGGATTTTGTGCTATCTCTCATCAAGCAGAGGTGTTGTATAAGGTCACTGATTATCAGTATTTGGAGCACGAAAGAACTTTATTATGGGATGATAGAGACTTGAATATTAACTGGGGTGTGGCATCTCCGATTTTGTCTGATAAAGATTTTAAAGGAACACCATTTAAAGAGTGTGATAAGTATGACTAAAATGTCTGTTTATGATATAAGAGGATTTGTTGGTGAAACATTCTGTGATCCAAAAAATCACAAAACATGGGAATCTAAAATTTTATCAAACAATTAGTTGGGGAAATGTATGTTAATGAAAAGTGATTCTAAAATTTTAGTTGCTGGTGCCAGCGGAATGGTTGGTTCCGCAGTTGTAAAAAATCTTGAAAGTAAAGGGCACACTAACATTATCAAAGGCACTCGTGATAATGTAAACTTTATAAATCAGGATGAAACTGAAAGATATTTTTGCTCAGAAAAACCAGAATATGTATTTCTTGCTGCGGCAAAAGTGGGAGGGATTCTCGGTAATAAAAATCATAAGGCAGAAATGATTTATCAAAATCTTATGATTCAAAATAATATCATTCACAGTTCTTATCTGCATGGCGTAAAAAAACTTTTGTTTCTTGGTTCTTCGTGCATTTATCCAAAGTTTGCTGAAACTCCAATTAAGGAAAGTGCCTTGTTAAGTGGATATTTAGAATCGACGAATGATGCTTATGCGACTGCAAAGATTGCTGGAATCAAGATGTGTCAATCTTATCGAGAGCAATATGGATTTGCTGCCATTAGTTTGATGCCTTGTAATCTTTATGGTCCTAATGATAACTTTGATTTAGAGACTTCTCATGTGCTTCCTGCGATGATTGCAAAGTTTCATAATGCCAAAGATTCGGTAACTCTTTGGGGTGATGGATCTGCAATGCGTGAGTTTCTTCACGTTGATGATCTTGCCGAAGCATGTTATGTCTGTATGCAAAACTATGATGAAGCGAGGCACATTAATGTTGGAACTGGTGAAGATGTAACCATTAAAGAACTTGCAGAAACTATTGCCTCTGTTGTTGATTTTATAGGTGATATTGAGTGGGATACAACAAAACCAAATGGAACTCTCCGTAAGGTGATGAATGTAGATCGAATCAAAGCACTCGGTTGGGAACCGCAGATTAATTTACATAATGGAATAAGCAAAACTTACAAATGGTACAAGGAAAACTTGCTTTGATGTGCTATAATATATACTAGGAGATTATTGACCTGTTTATGATTCAATATACAAAAACAGCACTTGTTCTTGGTGCTGGTGGTTTTATTGGTAGCCACATGGTTAAACGACTTAGAAAGGAGGGATACTGGGTCCGTGGTGTAGATGTAAAACACCCTGAACATTCTAAAACTGAAGCAAATGAATTTGTAAAAGGTGATCTTACCGATCAACTTTTTGTTGATAAAGTAATTCAATACAGAGGACCTGGAAATAATTTTTATAAATTAATTCCATTAAGTGTAATAGACTCCTTTGATGAGATCTATCAATTTGCTGCTGATATGGGCGGTGCTGGTTATATTTTTACTGGAGATCATGATGCAGATGTTATGAATAACTCTGCAACAATTAATTTAAATGTTCTTCGCTCAGTCAAAAATTTGAACGAGATGAAGGAAGTAAATAAGACAACTATTTTCTTTTCTTCTTCCGCTTGTATGTATCCAGAGCATATTCAGTTGGATCCAAACAACCCAGGACTCAAAGAAAATGATGCTTATCCCGCAGGACCCGATAGTGAATATGGATGGGAAAAATTGTTCTCGGAACGTCTCTACTTTGCTTATCATCGTAATTATGGTATCCCTGTACGTGTTGCTAGATATCATAATATTTTCGGACCAGAAGGAACCTGGAGAGGTGGTAGAGAAAAATCACCAGCAGCCATTTGTCGTAAGGTAGCAGAACTTCCTGCCGTTGGTGGTGAAATTGAGATCTGGGGAGATGGTGAGCAGACACGTTCATTCCTTTATATTGATGAATGTGTAGAGGCAACTTATCGCCTTGTTCAATCAGACTTCATGGGACCTGTAAATATTGGTTCAGAAGAAATGGTAACAATTAATCAACTTGCAGATCTCGCTGCAAAAGCTGGTGGTAAGACAATTACTAAAAAACATGTTGATGGTCCTCTAGGTGTTCGTGGTCGTAATTCAAATAATGATTTAATTCGTGAAAAACTTCAGTGGGATTATTCCATACCGCTTGAAGAGGGAATCGCAAGAACTTACGATTGGATCAATTCTCAAGTAGAACACGAAAACTACGTTCCTTTTTATCACCGAGTTTGATATGAAAATTACAGTATTAGGTTCGAGTGGGCAAATCGGTGCCTATCTCACAGAGTATCTTCGTAATAAAGGACATCAAGTTCATGAATTTGATTTGGTGAACACTTCAGATGAAGATATGACGACAATTCCAAATCCACTTTTGGAAGAGAGAATTGCTGATTCTGATTTTGTATTTTTTCTCGCATTTGATGTAGGTGGGTCACGATATCTGAAAAAGTATCAACACACTTTTCAGTTCATCAACAACAACTGCCGTCTGATGGCAAATGCATTTACTCTTCTACAAAAATATAATGTGAGATTTGTTTTTGCGTCATCTCAGATGAGTAATATGGGTTATTCTCCATATGGAGTTTTAAAAAATGTTGGAGAGCTTTACACCAAATCTTTGAACGGATTGATTGTTAAATTTTGGAATGTCTATGGTATTGAGAAAGACCACGAGAAGGCACATGTCATCACAGACTTTATCCGTAAGGGGTTTGAAACTGGTGTAATTGATATGCTTACTGATGGTGAAGAACAACGTGATTTTCTTTATGCTGAAGATTGCTGTGAAGCACTTGAAACGGTAATGGAAAATTTTACTGACTTCACCTCAGAAGATAATCTTCATATCACTAGTTTTTATTATACAAAAATCAAAGATATTGCTAGTATGATTTGTGGTCAATTTGCCTTGAATGGAAAGTATGATATTGTTCTTCAATTTTCAGAAGAGAAGGATTCGGTTCAGTTAGACAAAAGAAATCTGGCAGATACTTTTATCACTAAATGGTGGATGCCCAAGACAACTATTCAAGAGGGTATTTCTAAAGTTTTCGATTCTATGAGGAAAGAATATGAAGGTAATTGATGTATTCCCATTTTTTAATGAACTGGATATTCTTGAAATTCGATTAAATATTCTTGATCCTTATGTTGACTGCTTCATTTTAAGTGAGGCAACAAAAACATTTTCTGGTCTTGATAAACCACTTTACTATCAAGAAAATAAAGATAGGTTTGAAAAATTTAATCACAAGATTATTCATAACATCGTTGAAGACACTACACCACCAGAACTTCATCCATATCAAAGAGATGTTTTTCAAAAGGATAATATTAAGAAAGTTATTCTTGAAAATATATCTGAGGATGATGTGATTATTTGGAGTGATATTGATGAAGTACCAAATCCAGAAGCAGTTGCTGATTTAGAAACTTACTTTGAGCAGGATGCAATTTTTCATTTTGCTCAAGAAAATTGCATGGGATACTTGAATCTTGTTGAAATTGGTGGTATAATTCGTGCTATGACTCCTGACTGGGACTATGACGATAGACCCAAATGGCTTGGGACAAAGGTATTCGGAAAGTCTATTCTTGAAAAATATACTTTGTCTGAACTTCGTAGTAAACAAGAAAATGAAAAAAATTATAGAATTTTTCCTGGCGGGTGGCACTGGAGTTATGTTGGAAGTGAAGGACTCTCTGTTGAGGAAAGAGTGTTGAAGAAGATTGAGTGTGCTGCTCACTCAGAATTAAATAACGATCAAATTAAACAGAATGTTGCCAGAGTTAAAGATAATAAAGATCCTTTAGGAAGGGATTATGCAGTTTATCAAACCGTCCCCGTGGATAATTCTTATCCACAATATATTCGTAATAACAAAGAAAAGTTTGCTAGTCTAATTAAATGATTGTATCTGAACTTTATAGTGGTTCTGGTCTGGGGAACCAACTCTGGAATCTTGTAGTCCCAAGAATCGTGGCAGAACGCCATGGGTATGAGTGGGGAGTTAAAAAATCAAACCCATTTAAGGCTTGTGCCTTCATGACTAATTTTAATTTTGGAAAAGAGGTTATTGGAGGAACTGGACCTGAGGGTGGACCTCCTGTTGAATTACCAGAGGGAATTGTAAATTATTACAAAGAACGCGATGAGAGATATCCATCACACATGGGTGGAGAGGAAGTTATGTTCTTTGATGAATACCTTTGGAGTAGTCTCTCTGATAACACCAAAATTGATGGGTGTTTTCAAAAAATGAGTTACATCACAGAAAGACGTGATGATATTATTAAGTGGTTAGATTATGATAATAAAGTCATTGATTATTCTTCTGATGATGTCTGTGTTATTCAGTTTCGTGGAGGTGATTATTTAACGGGAGCATCATGGCTTCCCCCAGAATATTATCAAAATGCAGCAAAGCACATGTTAGATAAAAATCCTAACATGAAGTTTGTTTGTCTTACTGATGATCCAGAACATGCAAAACAATTTATTCCATTTGCAGAAGTTGTTGGATCTGCAGTGATGGAAGAAAAAGATCCATATCAAGGTAGTATCGGGTGGTATAAGTATCCAGGTGGTCCGATTGGAATTGATTATTCAATTCTTAATACTGCTAAAAATGCTATTATTTCTGCATCCACTTTTGCGTTTTGGCCTGTTTGGACAAATAAGGATTGTGATGTAATCGCACCTAAGTATTGGTTTGATTGGAAAAATTCAAGTGGCTGGTGGAGACCCGATGAGTCCATTGTTGATGAGTGGTATTGGTTAGACCGTGAAGGTGATTTGATGACTGGAACGGAGTGTAAGAAAGAATATGCGATGTACAAAGAAACTAAAGAATTTTATAGGAGTAAGTGATGAGCAAAGTTAAAATCTATACCTATACCCACAATCGCCCAGATTTTATTAAACTTCAGTATGAAGCAATCAAACGTCATGTTAAAGATGACTATGAGTTTATTATTTTCAACAATGAGCGTCCTGGAGGTGATGGCGGATTCGATGAATCAAAGATTGGTGAAATCAGTGCGATTTGTGATCAGATTGGAGTAAAGTGTATTCGGGTAGAACTTGATCCAGAACTTCAATATCTTAATGAAGTAAAGATGTTTGATGGTAATAGTTATACGAATGGAAATAATGCATGTGCATATTCTTTTACCTGGGGGTGGAAAAATTACATCTCAAAGGGTGATTGCCTCTCTGTAATTCTTGATTCTGATATGTTTTTTATCAGAGATATTAATTTGAACGATGAGATGAAGGATCATAACTTTGCTTTTGTTCCATCTTATCGTTATCATGAGCAATATAAAAGTCCAGAGAATCCTGGTAAAATTGCTCTTAAATATGCTTGGAATGGCATTGTCTTTGCAAAACCACATGAACTTCCTAATCCAGAGGAGATTAGTTGGGGTTGTGGCATTATCAATGGCATTGCGACTGATGTTGGTGGGGAGGTTTACTTCTATCTCGAAAAGTATAAAGATCAAATTAAAGAACGTTACATTGACCAGTGGGGTGTTCTTGTTGATGCTAATCCACCATATGAAATCAACTATAGTGGATGTGGTCAAATGTTTGCTGACTTTGAAGAAGGTGAAGTGGAGATTCGTGACTATCAGGAATCAAATCTTCGCACTTTTCCTCATCAAATTGAAAGAGAGAATTACTGGGAATATGCTTATAAAAATTTTGATACAATTATGCGAGTTGCAAGAGAAAATAATTTTCCTAAACCAACCTTTGTTGATATGTTAAAGTTTGAAACCGACGAAAATCTTCTTCAAGATGCTTTTGTCTTTCATTATAAGAATGCAAGCAATACACTTCCTTGGATGAAGGGAGATATTGGGGTGCAGTACAATCAAATCAAAACTCAAGCACTACAAAATTTATTGAATCAATTTCAATTTCAAAAAAGAATCTTAGGAGAGTAAAATGGCAATTAATCACGGACAAATTAAACAACTGATTGGTGAAAAAAATGAAATCACAATTTTTGAAATTGGTTGTGCCGATGGTAGAGACACTAGACATTTTCTCAATACCTTTGGTGAAAATTTAAAACTTTATACATTTGACCCAGAGCCTGTTAATATTAAAGCACTGACTGTTCTCGGAACTAAAAATTGTGTAGATGAATTAAACGACGATATTATTCAGGATACGAGAAATAATTTCTATCCATATGCAATGTGTGATGAAGATAAAAATATCACCTTTAAGCGTTCAAGAACTTTAGGTTGTCCTGGTGAGGGCTATGAAGTTGGTAGATACTCTGGATCTATTCATGAACCAGTAAATCAGGCATCGATGTATACCGGTATTGTTTTTGATCAAACGGTAGAATCGCAGGGTAGAAGTTTGGATTCTTTTTGTAAAGAACATTCTATTAATCATATCGACTTTATTTGGATGGACACTCAAGGTGCGGAGAGAGAAGTTCTTGCTGGTATGAAAGATAACTATGTCAATATTGACTACATTTATACTGAATATTATAATGAGGAAATGTATAAAGACCAGATTTATCTTGATGGTATTATTGATGTGCTTTCCGAACACTTTGATTTACTCGCTACTTTTCCATTCGTAGATTGTCAGGGAGGCGATGCTTTATTCAAGAACAAAAGAATTCCATGATTAGTGTTTATGGCGCTTCTGGATTTGTGGGTGATAGATTTTGTAATCTCTATCCACAGTTTATCGTAAGGCAAGAAAGAGAAGAAAGAAAACCAAAGACAAAAAATATTCTTTATTTAATTTCCACAATAGATAATTACAATATTCACTCCAATATCACATTAGATGTTGAAACTAACCTCAAAGTTCTTTGTGAAGTTTTGGATTTTTGTAGAGATTCTGATATTGTCTTCAATTTTATCAGTTCTTGGTTCGTATACGGGGAAACTGAATTACCAGCAAAAGAAGAATACCACTGCAAACCAACAGGGTTCTATTCCATCACAAAAAAAGCAGCAGAGGATTTACTGATTTCTTTTTGCAGAACATATGGTGTTAGATATCGTATTCTTCGATTATGTAATGTGATGGGCAACGGTGATGGAAAGGTATCTGCCAAAAAGAATGCTTTGAGTTATATGATTAATCTTCTCAAAAAAGATGAAGATGTTTATTTGTATGATAATGGAACTCCAATTCGTGATGTAATGCACGTAGATGATGTATGCAGAGCAATAAAACTTATCTGTGACGAAGGAAATATAAATGAAATTTATAATGTGGGGAGTGGACAACCAATCAGTATTGGTGATATAATTGGTAAAGCAAAAGAATATCTTGGGTCTAATTCAATTATAAAATATAAAGAGGCACCAGAATTTCACAAGATAGTTCAAGCAAAAGATTTTTGTCTTGATACTTCAAGGTTAAATCAACTTGGATTTAAACAATCAATTTCTATAGACAAAATAATTGAAGAATTATGTATCAGTTAATTGACCATTTTATTGAGTCCGCAAAGGAAATAGATAGTGATATCTTTCCGTTTATTGCTAATAAAGACTGGGTAGAGGGTAAACCCGTTTATTATTCTGGACCTTACTGGGATGATCTTGAGGCAAGAGAACTTATTCACTCAGTTTTGAAAGGAAAGTGGCTTTCCTCTGGAGAAAAGGTTAATAAGTTTGAGCATGAGTTTTCTAAAAAGTTTGGATTTAAATATTCAGTAATGGTGAACTCTGGAAGTTCTGCTAATTTAGTCATGTTTGCTGCTCTTAAAAAATATTTTGGATGGCAAGATGGCGATGAAATCATTGTTTGTGCGTGTGGATTTGCCACTACTGTAGCTCCAATTGTCCAGTGTGGTCTTAAACCAGTCTTCGTAGATATTGAGTGGGAGGATTTGAATTGGAATCTGGATGAAGTTGCTAGAAAAATCACAAATAAAACAAGAGCAGTTATTTCCTCTCCTGTTTTAGGAAACCCTTATGATATTGATAAGATTGTTGATATTTGTAAAACAAATAATATTCACTTAATTGCTGATAACTGCGACAGTCTTGGTAGTAAGTGGAAAGGTGAATATCTTACTAAACATGCTATTGCTGCTTCTTGTTCCTTTTATCCAGCACATCATATTTGCACGATTGAAGGTGGAATGGTTTCTTCAAATGAAAAAGGAGTTGTTGATCTCGCTCGTAGTTTTGCTTGGTGGGGTAGAGGTTGTTATTGTGTAGGACAACAAAACCTTCTTTCCAACGGAGTTTGCGGAAAGAGATTTGATACTTGGTTAGAACACTATGATGATGTGGTTGACCATAAGTATGTTTTTTCTAATATGGGGTATAATTTAAAACCTCTGGATTTGCAGGGGTCTGTTGGATCTGTTCAACTACTTAAGTTTGATGAGATTCATAATATTCGTAGAGACAACAAACAAAAAATACAAAAAATTATTGAGAGGATTCCTGGAACTAGAGTTGTAAATGAAAGAAATGAATCTGAGACAAGTTGGTTTGGTGTGCCTATCGTTTGTGAGGATAAGACACTAAAGAGATCTCTTGTTGCATATCTTGAGGAAAATAAAATTCAAACGAGAAACTATTTTGCAGGGAACATTTTACTTCATCCTGGATATAGTCACTTGGATGATGCCACTAAATATCCTAAAGCAAACCAAGTTCTTGACAAAGTGTTTTTCCTTGGATGTTCACCAACGATCAATCAAAAAATGATTGATTATATCGAAAAAACTATTCATTCTTTTATCGATGCTTGATTTATCTAGAATTACTCTTGTTGCCATTGATAATACATCAAGAGTAAGTGACACTATTAAAGCAGTTTATACTTGTATTGAGCAAGCAAACTTTGGTTCTGTAAAACTCATTACTTCAAAAGAAATTATAGAACAGCACAAGAATACTCTAGAACAAGACAATATTGTTTTAGAGGAGATGGTTTTTCCAATCACAGAAATTAATGAATATAGTAAGTATTGTTTGTATGAACTTCATAGACATGTAGATAATCAGCATTGTTTATTAATTCAAGATCATGCTTTTATTGTTAATCCAGATGCATGGTCTGATGAGTTTTATGAATATGACTATATTGGTGCTCCGTGGCCTTACCAAGAGAATTCATATGTAACTCCATTTGATGAGCACATCAGAGTTGGAAATGGTGGATTCTCTTTAAGAAGTAAAAAACTTCTTGAGGTTCCTCTAAAAAGAGAAATACCTTTTGACTGCACCACAGGAGATTTTTATAAACACTTCAATGCAAATAATTTTGCAGAGGATGGAAATATTTGTGTGCATAATAGACATATGTTTATTGAAGAAGGTTGTAAGTTTCCTTCTGCAGAAGTCGCTGCCAGATTTTCATATGAAACTCCAGTGCCAGAAAATCAAGGACTAATTCCTT